CAAGTTGATGCACGCAAGTGGGTTGCAAGTAAGTTGAAGCCTAAGACCTATGGTGATCGCATAGATGTTGCTGTGACTGATAACCGAATCAGCGTTATGGATGCACTCAAAGAAGCAAAGCAGCGCGTCTTGAAAGACGAGAGCAACGTAGTTGATGCGGAAGTTAAGGAAGCGTGACGAAGCAAGGTTATGCGCTTTCTGCATAGATTTTGTATCACTACGCGCACGCGCACGTGTTGCGTAGACGCAACGAAAAGAAAGCCCGACAACAATAAAAGCATCGTTCACTTAATACAATCATCATTATGTTAAGTTGACCCTAAGTTATCCACAGAAAAAATACTACTCAGGCATTACAGTCTGAGTTATCCACAAGCAAATGTGGACAACTGTGGAAAACACCCTGTGGACAAGCGCCCAACCGGCCACCGCCCACCGGCCAAGGGGGAGGGGGGAGGGCCGGCGGGAAAAGGTCACAGGAACGGTAGCCCCGCGAACATTTTTTAAAATATTTTTAATTTTTATTTTTTCGTTTAACATCGCGCAAATGCAAACCACAATCTACAAGCCCGAAGACGAACAAGAGTTGATGGCCACTCTGTGGACACCGGCCATTGCCGATGACCCCGAAGCCTTTGTGTTGTTTGCCTTCCCTTGGGGTCAGGAAAATACACCCCTTCAAAACTTCAAAGGCCCCCGCAAATGGCAGCGCGAAGTTCTGCGTGAGATCACCCAGCACATCAAAAACAACCAGGGCAAAGTAGACTTCAACACCCTGCGCAGTGCGGTGTCCTCTGGCCGTGGTATTGGCAAATCAGCCTTAGTCAGCTGGCTCACCATCTGGATGTTATCCACGCGCATAGGCTCAACAACGATCATTTCGGCCAACTCAGAAGCCCAGCTGCGTGCGGTGACATGGGCCGAGATCACAAAGTGGTTGGCCATGAGCATTAACAGCCACTGGTTTGAGGTTGCGGCCACCAAGATCACCCCTGCTGCTTGGCTGACTGAACTGGTTGAGAAAGACCTCAAAAAAGGCACACGGTATTGGGCTGTTGAGGGCCGTTTGTGGTCAGCAGAGAACCCAGATGCTTACGCTGGTGTCCACAACTTTGATGGTGTGATGGTGATCTTTGACGAGGCCAGTGGTATTGATGACTCGATCTGGGCTGTGACGGCTGGTTTCTTTACCGAGAACACACCGAACCGCCTTTGGTTGGCTTTTTCCAATCCACGCCGAAACACTGGCTACTTTTATGAGTGCTTTAACTCCAAACGAGATTTTTGGAGTAACAAGGTGGTGGACGCACGCACCGTAGAAGGCACAGACAAGGCGGTGTATCAGAACATCATTGACGAATACGGCCCCGACAGCTCGCAGGCACACGTTGAGGTCTATGGCATGTTTCCATCTGAGGGTGATGACCAGTTTATTCCGGCTGACATTGTGGATGAGGCCATGGCACGGCCCAAATACAAAGACCAAAGCGCCCCAATCATCATTGGAGTAGACCCTGCACGCTTTGGCGCTGATGCCACCGTCATTGCCATACGCCAAGGCCGTGACATTGTGCGCATTGACAGGCATCGAGGTGATGACACCATGACTGTGGTTGGCCACATCATCGAGGCCATTGAGGAATTTAGCCCTGCACTGGTGGTCATTGACGAAGGTGGTCTGGGTGCTGGTATTGTTGACCGTTTGAAGGAACAAAGGTACAAAATCAAAGGTGTCAACTTTGGCAATAAATCGGCAAATCCGATCATGTATGGCAATAAAAGAGCCGAAATGTGGGGGAAAATGAAGGATTGGCTAAGAACCGCATCAATCCCTAAAGATAGGTTCTTGAAAACTGATTTGGTTTCGCCTATGATCAAGCCAGATTCGAGGGGCACTATATTTTTGGAGTCGAAAAAGGACATGAAGGCCAGAGGTTTGGCCAGTCCTGACGCAGCAGACGCAATATGCGTGACGTTTGCGTTTCCCGTGGCTCACAGGGAATATACTGCGAAGGAAAGAACCCGCGCATATTCTGACCGCACGGCAGTAGCAACTTCTTGGATGGGATCATAACTATGGCTACCAAAAAAAATGTCTCTTTAAGCGTTGGCCGTGGCGAAAAGTTGCCAGTCAGCAAAGGTGCTGGCTTGACCGCCAAAGGGCGCGCCAAGTACAACCGCGAGACTGGCTCTAACCTTAAAGCGCCAGCGCCGAACCCCAAGACCAAGGCAGACCAAGGCCGCAAGGATTCATTTTGTGCAAGAATGGGCGCCGTAGCGGCCAACGCCAAGGACGGCGAACGCGCTAAAGCAGCTCTTAAACGATGGAAGTGTTAAATCATGGCCACTAAACCTGGACTCTATGCCAATATCCACGCCAAACAAGCACGCATCAAAGCTGGCTCTGGTGAGAAGATGAACAAGCCTGGCAGTAAAAATGCCCCTACCGCCAAAGACTTTAAAGAGTCGGCTAAAACTGCGAAGAAGAAATAATCATGGCAAATACGAAGCCTATTGGCGTTGCATACGAAGACCAGAACATTATCAACGCTGATATTGTCAAGGCTACTGACATTGTTACCACTGGCACGATTGGTTATGCGGCCAGTGCTTTTGGTACGGTAACTCAAACCAACAATAAAAACACAGCGGTAACACTTAACACGCCTTCTGGCCAGATTACTACTGCGGCATCACAACTGGCTCCTAACGCCAGCGGAGTGTTTGTGGTTAATTGCAGCACAGTCAGCAACAGAGATGTGGTGGTGGTTAGCGTGGCTTCTGGCGGCACTTTGGGTGCATACAATGCTTTTATTTCAGCCATCGCTAACGGCTCGTTCACGATAGAAATCAAAAACGTGACCAATAACGCTTATTCTGAAGCGATTAATTTGAATTACGCTATTTTTCACACGGAGAGTTAATATGCCATTGGTTAAATCCAAATCACCCGAAGCCTTCCGCAAGAATGTGAAGGCCGAAGTGGCCGCAGGCAAACCAATCAAGCAAGCCGTGGCCATTGCCTACTCGGTCAAGCGCGAAGCACAAAAACCAATGGCAAAGAAAAAATGAAAGCACTGCAAGACTGCATCATCATTGAGCGCGATGTTGAAAAGCATCCCTTGTTTGTTTTGCCACAGAATTCACAGACTGAAACTGGCATTGCGGTGGCCGTTGGCCCAAAATGTTTGGACATCAAGGTTGGTGACCATGTATACTTTGGCGTAGGGCAAGAATTTAAGCAGGACGGCAAGATGTATGTCGTCATGCGTGAGCCTCATATTTTAGGGGTTTTGGAATGAATGATCCAACCGGAATAGTCGCAGCCGCTAATGTGGCTGCTGGCGGTAAGCCTGCAAAGAGTGATTCAGACATATTGACAGTTGCCCGTGCGCGACTGGACATGGCTGTCTCTGCATTGGCTGAAAGCCGTGAGGATGAGATTGACGATCTGCGCTTCTACGCCGGATCACCCGACAACCACTGGCAATGGCCTGCTGATGTCTTGGCCACTCGCGGTGCGGTGCAGGGTCAGACGATCAATGCACGCCCAACGCTCACAATCAACAAACTGCCGCAGCATGTTCGTCAAGTGACAAATGATATGCGTCAGAACCGCCCAGGCGCCAAGGTCATCCCAGTCGATGACAACGCTGATGTGGAAGTGGCCGACATTTTCAACGGCATGATTCGCCACATTGAGTACATCTCTGACGCTGATGTGGCTTACGACACGGCCTGCGAGAATCAGGTGTCTTATGGTGAAGGTTACATCACCCTGATGACCGAGTATTGTGACGAGAACACATTCGATCAGGACATCAAGATTGGCCGCATTCGTAACAGCTTCTCGGTCTACATGGATCCGCTGATCCAAGACCCAACGGGTGCAGACGCCAAGTATTGCTTTATTACCGAAGACCTCACAAAAGCAGAATATGAGCGCCAGTACCCCGATGCTGCGCCTATCTCTACGCTCCAGTCCCTTGGTGTGGGTGACCAATCGATCAGCAACTGGCTCAATGAAGACACTGTGCGTATCGCCAGTTATTACTACATTGACTACGACAAAACCAAGCTGAATTTGTACCCAGGCAATCAATCGGCCTTTGAAGGCACGCCAGAGGACAAGATGCTCAAGGCTATGTTTGAAAAGCCAATCAAAAGCCGCATCTCTGAGCGCCCACGGGTGATGTATTGCAAGATCAATGGGTATGAAATCCTTGAACAAAAAGAATGGGCTGGCAAATGGATTCCTGTGATCCGTGTTGTTGGCAACGAGTTTGAGGTTGATGGCCGTATTTACATCTCTGGCTTAGTGCGTAACGCCAAAGATGCCCAGCGCATGTACAACTACTGGGTCAGCCAAGAAGCTGAGATGCTGGCTCTGGCCCCCAAGGCTCCGTTCATTGGCTATGGTGGCCAGTTTGAGGGCTACGAAGACAAGTGGAAGACTGCTAACACAAACAACTGGCCATACCTAGAAGTAAATCCTGATGTTACAGACGGCCAAGGTGCAGTCTTGCCACTACCCCAGCGTGCGCAGCCGCCGATGGCTTCCACGGGTCTATTGCAGGCCAAGGCAGGCGCATCTGAGGACATCAAGTCCACAACCGGCCAATACAATGCCTCTTTGGGCATGGGTTCTAATGAGCGCTCTGGTAAAGCCATTTTGGCTCGCCAGCGTGAGGGTGATGTAGGCACTTATCACTATGGTGACAACCTAACCCGCGCTGTGCGCCATGTGGCTCGTCAGTTGGTGGACTTGATCCCCAAGATTTACGACACACAGCGTATTGCTCGAATCATTGGTGAAGACGGCGAGACTAAGATGATCAAGATCAATCCTGATCAGCCGCAACCCGTCAACAAGATTGTCAATGAGCAAGGTATTGTGATCGAGAAGATTTACAACCCAGGTGTCGGCAAGTACGATGTGGTGGCCACAACTGGCCCAGGCTATGCAACCAAGCGCCAAGCGGCACTTGAAGCGATGGCGCAGCTGCTTCAAGGCAACCCACAATTGTGGTCTGTGGCTGGTGACTTGTTTGTCAAGAACATGGATTGGCCTGGCGCACAGGAGATGTCTAAGCGTTTTGCCAAGACCATTGATCCCAAGTTCTTGTCGGACGACAACGAAGACCCAGCATTGCAGGCTGCGCAACAACAGATTCAGGCCATGGGCGCTGAGATGGAGCAGATGCACCAAATGATTCAGAATGTCGGCAAGTCCATTGAGATGCAGGACTTGGAGCGCAAGGACTTTGAGGCTCAGATCAAGGCATACGATGCTGAAACCAAGCGCATTGCTGCGGTGCAGGCCGGTATGACTGAAGAACAAATCCAAGACATTGCCATGGGTGTGGTTGCTGCGGCCATGGAGTCGCAGAGCATGATGAACCAAATGCCTGAAATGCGTGAGGAATCCATGCCTATGGAAATGCAACCTATGCCCCCAGAACAAATGATGCCCCCACAAGGAATGCCACAATGAAAGCAAATGAATTTTTAGGCTTGCTGTTCTTGGCTCGGGATGTTGCACATTCCGTGCATCTGAACACCCGCAGTTTTAGCAAGCACGAAGCGCTCAACATCTTCTATAACCGCATCATTGGCGCGGCTGACGACTTTGCCGAAACCTACCAAGGCCGATACGGTTTGATTGGCCCTATCACTCTGCATTCGGCCAAAAAGACGGCTAATATTATTGAATTCCTGCAAGATTCTCTTGCTGAAATAGAAGCTGCAAGATACGATGTGTGTGATAAATCAGACTCATCTTTGCAACAATTGATAGATAATATCGTTGAGATATATCTCCGGACTTTGTACAAATTGAAATTCTTGGCGTAAGGAAACATGATGGAACTTCTCAACCCCCTATCAAAAGCCGACTTCCCTGGCCGCACTGCATCCTACACCGGCACTGCTGCTAACACCTCTGATTGGAACCCAGGCCCCGAAGGCGTGGTGATCTGGTCTACGACTCCTTGCTATGTGGAAGTTGGCCCAGGTGCTGTGGCCACGACTGCCAGCACACCAATCCCTGCATACACACCGATCCCGTTTTATGTGGCTATGGGCACTGGCGCTCCTTTCCGAGTGAGTGCCATCCGCATCTCCGATGACGGCGTGGTGTACTGCAAACCTATTAACAAGCAATGAGCTTTGGTGTCGCCCTTCGCAATGCTCTGGGCCTTGGCCTTGGCGGCATTGTTACGCTGATTACAGGCACACGCGACAGCGGTGCTTCAGTAGGTAACCTTCTTACCGAATCTGGCGACAACCTCGTCCAAGAAGACGGCGGCTTGATTCTTTTGGAGCCTTAACATGGCAGTATTTCTTTCCCCAGTAGGCGGTGTTGCCGCACAGTTTTTTACAAACACTGGCGCTGTTTTGACGGGCGGTAAGCTGTACACATATCAAGCCGGTACAACTACACCTCAAACTACATACACAACTAGCGCGGGAAGTGTTGCGCGTACTAATCCAGTTGTTTTGGATGCTGCTGGACGAGTTCCTGATGGTGGTGAGATTTGGATTTCACCAATTTCATACAAGTTTGTTTTAAAAGATTCAAACGATGTATTAATTGCAACCTACGACAACATTTTTGGTTCTGGCGCGTTTTCTGTAACAAATTACACAGGAAATGGATCAACTGTTGGGTATGCTGTCACAGGAAATGTGGTTGCTGTTTACATTAATGGCGTATATCAAAACAGAAACACATACTCTATTGCTAGTGGCACATTGACCTTTACTGAGGCGCCACCTTTTAATTCTTTAATTGAAATTTTGTATAACTGATAGGGGAATATCATGGCAGATAAAAAGATTTCCGCGCTGACTGGCGCAACCACACCGCTTGCTGGCACGGAAGTATTGCCAATTGTTCAATCAGGCGCAACAGTTAAAGTTGCGGTATCTGATTTAACCGCAGGACGCGCAATCAGTGCCACTCAAATTACTTTGACTGCGGGAAATGTAATTCCCGCAAATGGATATGGCATTGACTTTTCTGCTACATCACATCCAGCTGGCATGACCAGTGAATTGCTAAATGATTATGAAGAAGGTACATGGACGCCTGGACAAGGTGCAGGATTGACTGTTGTAGGCACTTTTTCATCAAGTGGTAGATATACAAAAGTAGGAAGAATTGTTACTCTTTATGGCTCAATGTCTGCTACAACATCCATCGTAGTAGGAACGAGTAATACATTCTGTACTGGTTTGCCTTTTGCTACATCAGATTTATCTTATGGAGTTATAGCTAATAACGCAGCATTTAGCCAAGCAAATAATCAAGTAGCATGGAGAACATCTGTATATTGTGTAAACGCCATGTCAGCAACAACTATGTTGGAATTTTCTTTCACATACTCAGTTTAATTAAGTTAGATTAGCTTACTACACAACTTAATTAACAGTAACTAAAGAAAGAAACCAAATGTCACTTACTCGTGTTTCACAATCCATGATTGGTTACAATGGTTCTACAACCATTAATACAAACACAACTATTACAGAAGATGTTTTTATTGGATCAGGACAAGTATTTAACATTGCGGCAGGCGTAACGCTTACTTTTTCTGGACAATTTTATGCTGGTGTTTA